ACGTAGCGGGCAGCGCATTAAGATCACCATACACTTTGACTGCAGTGTCGGTAGCATCGAAGTGAATCAGCGTGGTCGGCATGTTGGTAACGAAGGATATGAACGTGCAACTAGAACCGGACACGTCGATATATTCGAAAACCACCCCTTCCTTGTACAACTCACCGGCCAGGCCGGCGCCGGTATCGGCCAGGTTGAGTGTTTTCAAACTAGCCGGCAGACTCTCCATCTGCCCGGTTATCGCAACGCCGGCGCCAGAAAAATCCAGTGTGACCAGGGATGCCGGCAACGCGACCACGTCAAAATCCCACCCGCCGGCGGTGCTTACCAGCGATGTGATGTTGCCTCGACTGCTGATGATCACGCTGCCATCAAATGCCGCTGCGTAGGTGTGAGTGGCCGAAACGCCGCTGGCCTTGATGGAACTGTTGCCATCGCCCCAATAAACGACGTACCCGCTGCCGTCATCGGTCTGCACGGTGAGGTTTACAGCACCGGCGTCCTGATCGTTTGATAGGATGACCGCACCGGTGAAGGGGACGGCTGCACTAGAAGTCGGAATTATGAAAGGCATTAAAAATCCCCCGTTGTGTCCACAGGTGGGGTTGCCCCTGCGCAATGGGTTGGACGAGCACCCTGGACCCCGTTACGCCGCGGCACGTACACACCCCAGCAATTTTTCCATTACGTCGATTCGCTTGTCCTGGCGCACCTGCTGTTGCGCGAGGATGTTTGCGCTATCCGGGTCATCGAACGTGGCGTTGACTGATCGGATGTTCTTGGGGTCGAATACAATGAGCGTTTTATTTCCCCAATGGTAACCTTGGCCATGGGGACCCTCGTCACTGACATTAGATATCAACACCGAGTCATATCCGTTATCTATCGCTAGTTGCTCCGCTTCTGGAACAGACATCTCCCCGGTGTAATCACCATTTTCGTCCATCCCATCCCAGTTACGCCCTTCAAAGTCCAACTCCAGCATGTTCCCAGTGTTTATGAAAACTTCATATATCCCAGGTTCCGGGTCGAGCTCAACTTCATACCCATCTTCATCAATATCCCCAACATTCTCTTGTACACGCACTGCGACGCCCGGTCGTGTGCCGCTATAAGTGGCCGCATTTTGAGGACTTTCTGTGAAGTAGAAACCGTGCGACGCATTGCCCGAATTTTCACCTACAGAATAAGGATCGAATGATGCGAACCCTCCAGTCTCAGTCCCGTGATACCACACCGTATCCGTATCGAACCCCATCGCCTTGGCCCGCGCCAGGCGCGCCTCGGTGGTCATTCCCTCCGGGCCGTACTTCTCGATACCGGCCAGCCATTGCTGCGCCTCGCCGCGATCCTGGCCCTCGTAGCCGGTCTCCCGGGCCTGCTCCATCACGTTACCCATCGGGGCGGTCTGCCCGGGTTTCTGGACCGTGAAGTTCATGGCCTGGAATACCTGCTCGGGCGTCAGGCCCCGGCGCTGGGCGGTGGTCGCCACCATGGCCGGGATGATCTGTGCGGATAGCCGGGCCTCCCGGGCACTCATGACCCCGGTCTCAACGATCTGGTCCTGCACCTGTTTCCAGATACGGTCGGTCTCGGTCTTAATCTCCGCGTCGATTTTGGCGCGCTCCAGCAGGCGCCGTACCGTATCGCCCGGGCCGTTCTCGATCTCACTGGACGACAACTGATCGAGACCCATCTTGAGGTGTGGTCGCAGCGCGCTCAGCAATTGATCGTTGCGGGCCACCTCGGTCATGAACACATCCATGGGGATCTCGACATCGCCACCCAGTCCATCGGTGGCCAGGGACGCCGGCATTTCGACACCCTGGGCTGCCAGGTCATCGATCACATCGGAGGGGACATACACGCTCTGCTCGTTGCTGGCGCCGGTGAGGAAATCCTTGTACACCTGGGCGGCGCGCTCGCTGGTTTTGCTCTCCTGCGCCAGGGTGACCAGCGTATCGAGGCGCTTCTGCTCCGCCACGCTGGTCTGCATGCGCTCATTCTCGGCCAGGATACCGTCGAAGATCGCCAGATCCTCTTTCATCTTCCTGCGATCGAAGGCGTTCTTCACCGCACCCGGGCCCACGGTGACCGTGGTGGTCAGCGCGGTGCCAGTCAGGGTGGCTATCAGGGTGTCAAAGGCGGCCCGTGGACGCTCATCCAGGTAGCTCTGGAATGGCTTGTCCGCGTTCTCTGGCAGCATCGCCCAGGCGTTGAAATCCTGCATGACTGTGGCGACCTGCTCGGTAGGCACCTCCAGAGCGAACTGCTGCCCCAGTGACTTCCAGAACCCACCGCCCCCCTTGATGGATTTGAACAGTGCATCCAGCGGCAGCTTCTCGGTGAGCGCTTCGACGATGCCATCGGTCAAGCCGAACAGCTGGGCACCAGTGGTACTCATGCCCTGGTCCTTGCCGGTGGTGTACGACTCGCCGGCGACCATGCTAGACATGGCGGCCAGTGTCCCACGACCCTGAGTACCCGCGATGGTGATCAAGTTCTGTACACTGGATGAAATGCCAGAATAGATGGCATTAGCCAGCGCGTTGTCGGTGTTGGGCATCAGCTCCTGCGCGCGCTTCTGGCCGAACTGACGCTGCGCCTTGAGGTAGTCGGCGCCCGGTACGTCCAGCCCGGTGACATCCTCCACCGTATCGATGCCTGCCTCAAGTATCCCCTGCAGCCCCGTGGAGGCCCGCAGGACACCACTGTAGGCCGCCTTGCCCATGTCCTTGAGGATCTTGCCGCTACTCTCCAGCTGCCCCTGTATACTGCCAGGATCAAGCGCTCGCTCGGTGGCATCGAGGTTGTCCACATCATCCTGCACAATGGCGGCGGTCTGCGTGTCGCGCAGCAGTCGGGAGAGTTGGGGACCGTAGTTACCGCTGCGGATCTGGCTGAGGCGCTCCTGCTTCTTCCACTCCTCCACATCGGGGTTGACGATCCCGGACCTGGATGTGATCTCGTGCTGCGCGGCGGCCTTGTCCGGGTCCTGCTCGACTGCCACGCGCAGGGACGCGTCGAGCGTGTCCTGTGGCTGAGTCGCTTCCAACTCGGCCTTACGTTGCGCGATGTAGTCCTCGAATGCCATTACTCGACCTGGCTCCTTTCGTACATTCTCAACTTCTCAAATTCCATCAGCCACTTCTCGTCACTGACCATGACCGGACCGCTCTCAGGTATCGCATCATCGGGACGGGTGACCCCCAAGATATTATCGACCGCCTTTACCATCTCCATGATGTGGGGCTCGGGGGAATTGACCAGGTGATAGACCGCCTGGCGGTTCTCCCACACGGCCTGTGCCTGATATCGATCGTTGGGGTCCAGGCCCTGGGAGCGCATGTAGTCCGGCAGGGTGTCATATGCGCCCGGGTTTTTCTTGCGCATCTCCTCACGGGTCACCTGGTCCAGTAGCATTGCTCGTTGCTGTGGCTCCACATCCATATCGTGGATGGGCTTCTCCCCGAATTCAAAGTAACCCGCCTTGCCCTCTTCATTTACCAATTCAGCGGTACGCCGGTTGATCTCTTTCACGATCTCATCCTGGCGCGGGGCGGACCCTGTGGAGGCGATCCATTCCTGTTGCCAGGTATTCATCGACAAGAGCAGGGTCTTGCGCAGGTCCGCATTGTCCTTGCCCGGCAGGGTGCCGTCGATGGCCTCGGACAGTGTGACGCTAGGCGGCGCCGTAGCGTTGTCTACCGCATCGGTGAATTTCTTGAAGTCGGTCTCTGACAGGTTGCTGCCGTTGCTCATCAGGAACTGGTTGAGGGACCCCCAATTGCCCTGCTTGGCGAGAGAGTTGGCCACCGCGAAGGCGTTGCGATCGCTGGTGGTACGGGGCTTTATCACTTGCTCGGCAGACGCCTTGAGGTTGGCCTGCATGGCCGGCGAGAGCTCGCTCAACTGATTCTCGGGGATGTCCTCGAACTTGCCACCATTGCGAATGAAGTTGTACTGATCGCGATACGCATCGGACTGTTGCTCGGCCTCGGCCTGGTCGCGGCTGGCCATCACGCTACGCAGGCGATCCTCCGCGGCCATGCGCTGGCGCGGGTCCTTGATCTTGTCGATCTGTGCCTGGGCGTCCCACCGGCTGGTGCCCGGGGGTATGGCGTCCACGATATCGATGGCCTGTATCTTGACCTGCTCGGACCGGGCCTCACGCTCCAGTACGGCACGTTGATCGATCGGGATATTCTTGGCCCAAGGCTCCTTGAGCGCGGCAATGCGGTCCTCGGGCTCCATCATGCGCAGGCGGCCCATGGCCAGGCTCTCGGCATACTTCTCGTCCGCTGCCGCCTTCTCCTCGGCGGTCATGTACCCCTTTGCCACCATGGTCTCGGTGCGGTTACGCTGCAGGTCGGCAAACTCCAGGAGCGCGTCGGGATTGCGGGAGGTCAGCGCCGCTTCCCGGGCCTGGTCCATCTGAGTCTCGAACCGGCCCCGCTCGTGATCGCGCTCCTTAACCCATGCCACCTTTTTGAGGGTATTACGTGCGCGCTCTATCTTGAGGTCCTGCTGCTTCTCCCACAGTGCCCGGTCGCGCGGGTCTACGACGCCGGCCAGGGTATCCCGGGCCTTGATCATAGACTCATCGGCACGGTTCAGGATGGTCGCATAATCAGGGTCTTGATCGTAGGCGGCCTGCTCCTTCTCCAGCGCGATGGCCATCTCCAGATCGGCATCATCCATGGCCGCCTGACGGTTCACCAGTTCTACCTTGTTCAACGTATTGCCGGTGTTGGCGATGGCCTGACCGAGATCCCGCAAACCATAGTCGGCGTTGCGAGTATCCATCTGCACGATGGCTTGCTGATCCTGTGGAAGTGCCCTATCAAGCCTGGCAGCGCTTGGAATAGTGGCCATTACTTCACCCTCGCGGAAGCGGTCCAACCACTAGTATTGCCCAGGGTGTACGCCGATGCTGCCGCGCTGGTAGTCTTGGGCCCACCAATGCCATACGCATATGCGCCGCCCTGCAGCGCCGTGGCGCCGGCCCGCACATAGGATGCCTTGCGAGCCTGGTGGCCCTCCTCGCGCATCACCCTGGCCGCGTATTCCTGCTGTGATGCCCTGCTGCGGCTCTCAAACAGTGCGCTCAGTGCGTTGTAATTGGTAACCTGCTCTATGTCAGCCAGGGTCCTGATGGCCCCCACGTCGTCCGACACGCCGCCGCCGGCGACCATGGAGGCCACAGCATCGGATTGCAGTACATCACCCTGGCGCGTGATCTCGGCGGCGCGCCGCAGGCCCTCAGCCTGAGACGCCTTTGCGTTTTTCACCCCCTGCCGGGCAGCGGCCTTTGCGGCAGATTCCGCCGCGGCGCCTTCCTGCAGGGTGCCGTATGCGCTGACTGCTGCGGCGGTTATCAGGAGTGCCTGGGCCATACAAACACCTCCCCTTGCTCACTGGATGTAACGTATTGGAAACCCAACCGGGAGAGGAATCCCACCGCGGTCGGTTCGTTCTGGTCGGCCAGAGCGAACACCGGCATGGCGTAACTGTCGAGCAGGCTGGTCACCTTCCTGGCCAGTTTGTAGATGCCGCGAGGGGATCGGTTGATGCCCGGGCGAATGTCGCTAAAGCACATGGCCGGCACACTGTGGCGGACCCCGCCGATAGCCAGCAACTCGCCCTGATCCTCCAGCACGAACGCACGCATGGACTCGGGGAATGTCTGTCCGATCATGTCGATCACATCACGCTCCGTTGCGGGTCTGATTAGCATCAGTCAATACCCCATAGCTCATGGCAAGAATAGTACACGGTCCGGTGGCCTGAATGCAGATCCGCGGATCAATTTCGTTCTCACCGTTGAAGGTAAAGGGGGTCTCATCGTATTCGGTCACCAACGCATCGGTGGGTATATATTCCACCTCGGGCATCTGCTCCAGCTCAGTGTAGGACGGTCCGACCGTTACGCTGCCGGGCCAGTAATCCAGCATGGCCAGGTGCAGATCCACGACCCGCTTCCTGATACCAATCACCCGGCGATCGATGTACCGGCTCACCTTGGCAGACTTATACCGTGCAACGTACGGCAGTCCGATATTCACCACAGAGTAGGAACCCGGCAGGGTAATAGCGCCAGACACCACCCGCTGCTCACCCCGATCTGCCCCATCCGCCCACACCCTGACGAATTTACCCTCGAGTCGGGACAACCCCGTGATCGAAGTGCCCGGGGAAGATAGTGTGACGGCGCAATCACTGGGGTGATCAGTAGCGTCCTGCAATGCAGCAAACCGCTCCAGGTACGTGCCGGTGGCGCGCGTCACCGTGACATAAACAAAATCTTCCGTATCGCCGGGCACCACGCACACGTCCTTGAACAGGCCGCCCGGGGTAGTGATCTGTGACCACGCGACCACGTCCTCGCTGGGGTCCTTGAGATGCACACGCATCGTGCCGTCGTTGAGCACAACATAGATGCGGGTCTCAGGCTGCCGACTGACTGCGATGCGTTTGATGCCGGCATTGCACACTCGGGGGTGCAGCGTCATCAGATCCATTGCCTGGTGACTGTCCTGGTCGGCGCCATAGGCCGCTTCAAATAACCGAACGCCGCTGCGCTGAACGAAGAAAATGGAGTCATCGATCTTCAATGGCTCGATCGGTGCAGATCCCTGCGAGCTGCCGCCCTTGAGGTTGCAGTTGCTATTGGTGACCACCTCGCCGAAGCTGGATGACCGGATGCTGACCTCATCGGTGGCCAGACCGGCCAGGAGCCTGGACGACGGCGCCAGCCACTCCACGCGTTCCACAGGGCCGAACCCAATGGTGCGACGAATGGGCGCGCTATTACCCTGCTCCTCTTCGTCGATGTCCGTGAATGAGCTGTACGAGTCGCTGACGCTGCCCCATATCTTGTTATGGCCACCGAGCCACAGGCGCCCCTCGTACAGTGCGTTGGCGCTGGGATGACCATCCTTGCCGCCCCACTCGCCGGCGTACCAGTTCAGAGTCTGGTCGGTCGATCCACACGGGGACAGGACCTGGCTCTCCATGGTGGTCGCGTTGGTGTAAGTGATGGCGCGCACAATGCCATCAATGAACCCCGACGGGTAATTGAGCGTCATGGTGGGCGTACCGGACGCCAGGTTGCCGTCCTTGATGTAGAGGCGGTAATACAACACCGAATTGTCCAGACCATCGTCATAGACAAGACCGGCCTGGTTGCTGGTGTAATCAGTCACATCCTCCCAGGAGTTGTCGTCCGGGCTACGCTGCAGTGTGACTGTGCCGGACCAGGTGCCGGATATGGTGATAGTCAGCTTGCGCACGTCCTCCACCCCGACCACCCGAACGCTGAGGGTTCCGTTGTTGTCGCTGCTGACCGTGGAGGAGCGCACCTGTTTGTCACTGGTGAGGCGATAGATACGACCAACATCCTCCGGCACGAAATAATCATCACTGGCGATCAATTGGCCGTTGCCGGTCAGCACGGTAGAACGAAGCTGTATCTCTGTATCGTTGACCAATCCGATGGGGCCGTCCTCGTTGCGGTACTCGGTCACGCTCCAGGACAGGGACCCGCGACGCTCGACCCGGAACGGGGCGGTGCTGTCGGTGGTGACGAACATCACGTCGGCGGATTGTGTGGTGCGAATGCTGGACAGTCGATCGATGGTGCCGGGTATGGGCAGGCTGAGCGTACCACCGTCACCAATGGCCACCTGTCCAATGCGAGCCCGGTACGGCTTGCTGTTGCTCAAGGTGATGGTGGGCAATGCGCTCTCGGGGGTGAACACCAGGGAGTGCCACCCGGGCAGCAGTGTGCCACTGTAGATGTCGCTGCTGTCCACCCCGGATTCGCCGATCTTGATCTGCACCGGCGCCTCGAGGACGTGGATCTTCACACTATGCTGGACGCCGACCCCGGTGCCACCCATGGTCTGGTATATCTTCGCCGCGGTGGTGTCACTGCCGGTCAGTTGCGCCACGCCGCCATCGGCAGACGCCCATATAGCAGTTGATTCATCGCCCGACGCATCGGTCCATCCTGACAGGTCGGAGGCGAACAACTGGTTGCTGAGCGTGGCCGTGCCGGCGGGGGACGGAACCAGGGTGTCGATGATCCACAGTTGCAGGGCCGTCGAGGAAAACTGCAGCACCGCATCGGGGAGCTTGGAACTCACCCACTCCTTGAGATAGGTCGATGCGCTGATGGGCCCGACGTACAAAGTGCCCGGGCGGTACTGCATGGGGCCCAGGCGCTGCGGCATGAAATTCAACATCTCCTCGCAGGAGTTGGTGACCTTCTCGACATCGTCGCGCAGGAATGCCCGGGGATCTATCTCACCACGGTTGAATTTGTTGGTTACGCCGCGATCCATCACGGCCTCCCACGATAGCCACCGCGATGCCGCGCCTTGACCCAGCTACCCGACGCGATGAGTCGCGGCGGGGAATTCATCACGTCGGTCGATTCGGCACTGGCCTTGCGATCCTTGTATTCCTCCACACTTCGGTCGTAATCGCCACCAAGAGACTTCGCCGCATCCTTGGCCATGGTGGCCGCAATGAAGCGCCTGAAATACATAGGCCAGTTGCTGGGGTTCTGCAGGAAAGTCTTGGTAACGAATGTTAGGTATATCTCCGGGTGGTCGCAGAAAATATACTGCCCCTCATCCTGGTAGTGCTTGAGCGCCTGGGTAAGCCCGGGGTTGGTATACACGCCATGGATGCGGTGCAGGTCATTGGGTTTGGGAAGCGCGTACTGCATCCCCCAGGCCGGCTCGGCGGAGGGATCGTAGTAAATCTGCGTACTGGTCAGGCCGAAACTCCACCCGGTGTCCTCCAGGGCCGCCTCCACAATGCCGGCGGAGAGCGCGCGGTCCAGGCGGGTGCGACGGGCGCTATCATCGGTAGGGCTGGTTATCTCCGGCAGCCCCATGATGAGCAGCGCATCATTGTAGATCGGCAGCCACGCGCTATTGAGTGTGCCGACCGGCGCCGTGCCATACGGGTCGCCATCGCTGCCGGCACCAGGTACGACGCCCTCGATATCGATGCAGGTCTTGACCCGCAGCTCGAACTCGGCACTGACCGAGTCGTACATGTCCGGCGCCAGCCGGCGCGCGGTTTGCTGCGCCAGGTATGCTCCCACCACACGGACGAAAGAGGGGGAATAGGACTCAACGTCAAAAATAGGTAGACCGCTGACGTAGCGATACCAGATCGAAGAGTATTCACAGCTGATCTTGTTGCTTTGCCTGACGTATCGAGTGACCGGTTGCTGCAGTTTGGCATCGCTGAACACCCCCACCAGCGCGACGCTGTCGATCGGAAGGGCATGATCCCACGCGTAGGTCTGCCCTGCGGTAGGGGTGGCCAGCTTGATGGTCGTCGTGGCGAACTGCGGCTTGCACAGTTGCAGGCAGTACAGGATGCCATCACGGGTATAGGCGCCGTCCAGGCGATGCCGGGGCTCTCGATCCTCATCAATGGACGCAAGCTGCCGGAGACCCAGCAGCAGTAGCGCGTCATTGTAGAGGTCGAGCTTTTCCATCAGGCAGCCAACGCTTTGATGTAATCAGACAATTCGCGCTCAGCCTGGGCCTTGGTCGCGATGTTCTCGAACTTGCGATCCCCGGTGGCGCGCTCGATGATGCAGTACCGGAGCGAGCCGCACAGTTGAATGAAGTACGGCGCGTCGTCGTCGTAGACCATCGGGCTGATCGGTTCATGATCGATGCGGTACAGGATCTTGGTGTGGACCTGGTGGCCGCTGATATATATCACCTCCAGTTCCGCTCGGAATGAGCAGTCCACGGCGCGCACGGTGATCTGGTCACCCACGCGCAGTTGTTTGGCGACATTGACCCACATTCCGTTGATGGTCCTGTCGGTAAGCTGTTCGTCCGTTGTCCCTGGCGGCACGTCCGCAACGAAATGCTGCATGCGATGGTGGGCCAGTCCGAAGTTTGAAGTATTCAGTGGATTCATTGCTTGATCTCCAGTTACGAAAAAAACCCGGGCAATTGTCACACTGCCCGGGCGTTTAGATCGCTGCGCTCGCTGTTACGCGTCAGCAGTGACAGTGGCGGCGCCGCCAGCAGTGACCGCACTCACCCAGCACGTTGTGGCCAGCGGGGTTTCGGTATCAAAGACCCGAACCTCGTCGCCCACCTGCATGCCAAGGGCATCGCCGTTGGTGAAGTAACCAGCCGCATCCACATCACCCACCGCATCAGCAGAGGAGTAGGACCACACGGCCCCACCGCCACCGACACGTTGGCTGATCAATGCGGGAGGATTAGTCGTTGAATATGCCATGAGAGCCTCCTATTAGCTCAGCGCAGAGTCGTCGTGGAGCATCTTGATCACTCCAGAGTTCTGCAGCAGTTTGGAGCCCATGTACGTGCTGCAGCGCGCCCAGGACTTGTCGTTCTTCTCATCGTACCCGACGAACGTCTGCAGGCTCGCCATGTCACAGGCGTGACCAATGGCATTCTGCGAGTACATGAAGCAGGTAGAGGACGAAGTGCCCACACCAGGCAGGGCCGCGTCAACGATCCAGTTCACACCGTACCAGTTGAACGCACGGTCCTTACTGACACCCTCGAAGGGTTTCAGGGACACGTAGTCCGCGCTGGCGAATTCCTTGATACCCATCAGGTAACCGTGGAACGCCGGGGTGATCAGGGCGAAAACCGGGGCATCGTTCAACGCGAAGTTGTTGCCCAGCTTGGTCTTGGCCTTGGTGACGTAGGTCAGCGTTGCAACCGCCGCGGTGATGGACAGGGTGCCGGTAGCCAGAGCCGTGTGAATGTCAGCGTCAATCTTGCGATTGATCACCGCCATGCTGGTCTCTTGCATGATCCGACGGCCATTGCCCTGGGACGCGAACAGGTTGAAGTTGGTGCGCTCGGGAACGTCGTGCCATTCCGCCAGCGTACACTCGTACTGGTTCAGGTTATCCGGACGGGTGGGGATGTCGCCGTTAAGGCCGCGGGTTACCGCAGTGGCGCCGCCGGAGTCTGCCACCAGGAAGGTGGCCTTGTTACCGTTGACCTCGGTCTCGGTAACGCAGGTGTGTCGGGCCAAGGACTGCCGCTTCTCAAAGCCGGCGATGAACTCGTCCCGATACATTGTCTGAAAGGCATGATCGCTCATCAGTGTATCCTCAAAAAGGGTTAATTCAATTTAACCGTTTCGGAGTTGGCCTTTGAGCGTTTGCCGGGTTGGCCGCTTGGTGCGGGGCCGCTACGGCTCGACAGGGGTCCTAAAACTCGGTCGTACGATGCCGTTGTATCACTGGTCCAGGGAGGTGTCAAGCCCCTGCAACGTCGCCAGGGCCTCCTCGTCGGTGATAGGCGCCGGCACGTCCTCCACATCAAGCGTGGACATGATGTGCCACGTCGCACCGTGGCGATGGATGACCTGGCCGATGACGCCCGGATGATGGGTCAGCCAGTCATGACCGACCCCTATCACATCACCGTCGTCCGTCACCACCTCGCCGCGGGCAGTCGTATCGACTACGATCGCCCCCTGGAAGTACTGCGTTTTGACCATGTCCCTCATTTCTGCATCCTCCCCTTGGCATCGAGAAGTTCCTGATAGCGCTGCTGCGCCTCGGTATCCTCATACCATTCCTTGGTTCCCATGCGGGCCTTAAGCGCCTTGATCTCGTCATCCACCGCCTGGACGGGGTTGTTGCTGTTGGGCACCACGGCCCCCAGCGGATTGATCTGCCGGGCCTGGTCGACCATGAACAACCACATCTCGGGGGAATTCATGAGCATCCTGCCGTCGCTCAGTACCGCGTTCTTGAACGAATCGCGGACCGCCTCGGGGATACCGTTGAGCCACCCGGTCAGGATGTTACGGTTGACCTCCATCTCGCCCTGCTTCCACACCTTGGCCAGGGCCTGCTCGCAGGTCTGCTTATCCTGGATGTGCTGGGCGCTGATGGCCTCTATCTCGGCCTCCCGACCCTTGAGGAACTCGCCGACCATGGCCGACGCCTGTTTGTTGCTGAGGTTCAGCGCGTGGCCGGCGGCCAGCACCGGTTCGAGGATGGCCTTATCTTCCTCACCCAGGACCGTGCCCTCGGGCAGCGTGAGGTTGTAGTCCGCCGGCGCCGCGGGCACGTCGTTGGCGGTGCGCCACTCGGCCAATTGCTCCTCGGTCGCATTCTCAGGCAGGCCTGACGATAGCTGACCGCTGCGGATCTTGTCCTGGGCGTTGGCGTAATTGCGCAGGAATGTGCCCATATCGCTGACACGTTCCAACTGCTTGGCGTACTTGGTAACGTCCTCGCCCTCCACACCTGCAGCCGTGATCAGATCCTGGCGCCAGGTCTCGGGCAGGGACGCGAATGGATTTACAGGCGGCTCTCCGCCACCGCCATCATCCCCGCCGCCATCAGCACCAGGAGCACCGCCGGGGTCAGCAGGCATGCCACCGTTATCACTACCGCCACCTGGATCACCTTCATTACCGGCACCCTCCTGCAGCTTTGCGCGTAAGAATTCGTTCATGAGTTAGCCTCCATCAACCGCTGCTTAAGGAGGTATCCCTCCAACGCCCATATCTTGTCTCGGGCATTGCGCCTGGCGATCTTCTGCCCCAACTCGGCATCGAAATTCTCCGGGCTGGCACAAGCGCTCTCGCCAGTGACGGTGAACCCGTTCTGCAGAGTAAGACAGCACACGGTGAGACAACTACCGGTGAACACCGTGTACGCCTCACCGGCTATGACAGCATCGATCATATCAGGGGTCAGGCGAGGGGCTGTGAGACCTTTGGCCTGAATTTCGTCTTCTACTGCAGTTTCGTCGGCAGATGCCGGGGTGTTCGCACTTCGTGAGCTACTCATTTTGGCACTTCCTCTTCATTGCTTTGCGATACGGGCAGTGTGTTGTACTTGAGGATTTGCTGTCCGACAAACCTCCTGCCCTCCTTGAACGCGGTGTCACGATCCGATCCCGGGATATAGGACTGATCATGAACGCCCGCGAAGTCTTTCACGATGATGGCCATCGCGGTGAGTTGCTGGTGTGCTGTGGCCTCGCCGGCGAAGCAGGCCTTGACCGCGGCATGCTCGGAGCGGGTGAGGGTGCGGACGCGGAAAACGACCGGCGTATTGTCAGGCGGCATTCACATCCACCCCAAGCTGTGCAGCCATGTCGACCATTTCCTTGGCCCGTGCCTGCTCGCGACCCGCAGCGACCTGCTCGGGGTTGTGCAGCCAGCTGGCCGGCGCACCGCCGCCCACGATGGCCTCGCGCAGCGCCACGTCGAAGTTCACGTTGGCGATCACACCCTGATCGAACTCGGCGGCCTGGGCCAGCAACTGGGCGGTCTGCCCGAATCGCTGCACCTTCTCCTCTTCCTGTGACTGGGTCAGCGGGGACTCGAACTTGAACTCCACATCGGCGCCCTGCAGGGACTCGGGGATATCGTAGGGTGATCCCAGCATGCCGGTCTGCATCATGACTTCGAAGGTGGTCTCACAGAGCGCGCCGTTGTATTCCGCCTCGATGGGTGCGAACAGGGGCAGGTTCTGGCGCCTGAATTGCTTCATGCGCTCGCTGACCTCGTAGGCGGTCATCTCCCGGGTGGTCTCGGGCAGCTGCAGGGAGTTGAGATAGAACGCTTCGTTCATGGTCTCGTACACGCCGGCGCGCATCTCCAGGCCAATGGGAAATCCTCCCCGGTCCTGTGCCAAGGTACGCAGGGAGGCGCCCAGGCGCTCGTCATACTCTTCATCCACCCAGGTGATACCGTCCGGGGACAGGTCCACATCGCCGCGGACCACGCCCATGGTGGCGAGGATGGGCGGCCTGGCGTAACGCTCGCTGGCCTCCAGCAGGGTGTGGGTCATGGCCTGCAGGCACCGGGCGTCGGGGAGGCCCACCACCGTGGCCGGCGAATAGGCATAGGGCGACCCGGCGATGGTCTGGAAGCGTGGCACCACGTACATCATGTAGTTCATGGGCGTGGTCTGCATGATCACATCGTGCGTCACGTCGATGAATATGCTGACCCACTTGAAGCGCCGGTCCATGATCTCCTCGGATCGAAACATGTTGGCCGGCATCACCAGGTGGCGCACGTCCACCTTCTTGAACGGTTCCTTGAACACGTTGTTGGATACGTTCTTGTGGACCTTGTCGCCGAAGATGTCGACCAATTGCCGATTGGTGGCGGACCACTTGCGGCAGAACGTACCGACCCGGCCCGACTCGTCGTCCGACCAGGCGCAGTCGCGCAGGTGCCAGCAACGATACAACAGGCCATCGGCCCGGGCGTTGCGTTCCACACTGATCACGGCATTACCGAACGCCGCGTAGTCGTGGTCAGCCTCCTTGGTGGATCTCACAAAATTGGCGGACCGGTGGTACATCAGCTTACGCATGTGCCGGGTGGCGCCTTCCAGCCACAGTTTGCCGGAGTAGTCGCCCATGTTGCTGACCGTCATCTCGAACCAGTCACCGTCGCGCAACATGGCGGAGAAGGAGTTACCCAGGTCGCGCCGCACCAGCAGTGGCCTGGAATCCAGCAGGTTGTCCGCCAGCTCCTGGCCCACATTGCGCGTGTGGGTGAAGTCGGCCCGCTCCGCGTAGAAGTGGTCCGCGATGGTCTGCCACAGGGTACGGACCGGATACTGGTCCTTGAACATCTGCTCTGCGAGAGACTTAAGCTCCGCGATCTGCATCTCAGCCAAGGGTATTGGACTCCCCGGTCAGCACGGTGGACGTGCGACCGCTGCGCCGGCGGCGCTGCAGTGCCCGTTCCTTGGCGCGCTGGGCGGTACGATCGTCGACCGTTGGCATCGGTTCGACACCGGGCGGCTTTGGAGTCTTGGGCTCAAGATCCACAGCACCGAAGGTGGAGGCCTTGACTGCCTTGTTGATTACGCTTCCCATGATAGATATCTCCCCGTTTGGCCGATGCTAACGCCGCGCACCACCCCTGTCAAACCTGCTCGACGACCTTGAAACCCGCTTCACCGTTGGCGCTCGGGCGTTCTGGTCCACCTTGCGCTTGGTGATTCGGGGGAATAATTCGGTGATCCCCCACACCAGGGTGTCCATCCGGTCAGGTGACTTGATGCCCGTGTACCCCGATTGCAGGGTACTCAGCATCTGATCCTCCAGCTCGGGGAAGTGGCCCACATGGTACACCTTCTGCTGCTCGTAGAGCGCGGCGACGGGCTCAGCACGGACCACCTTGCCGCGGCTGGCGTGGACATCACCGAACGGCACGTCCGGGTTGGACGCGTGGATCACGGCCCGCACCATGTCGCCACCGAAGTTGGTCTCGGCCACCACCTTGTCCGCCCCGTAACGCTCGAACGTGGATGTCACGATAGATCCCCAGGTCTCGGGACTGTAGCGCCCGGACAGATCCTCAAGCACGTAGGCCTTGTTGTCCGTGCCCAGCGCCACCACGATGATGCCCACCTCGTCCGACCGGAAATCCTCCGGCCCGCTCGTACCGCTCGGGTCCACCGCGATCACGATCCGCAACCAGTCCGGCAGTGTGCCCTCCTGACCCAGGACACGCTGCTGGTGCAACAGCTCCTCGGTCCACAGGGCACCGTCCGCATCGTCCGCGAACTGTCCCAGCAGGAACCGGTTGCGCTCCTTGGTGGGCAGGGAGTTGAGCAGCTCGATGTACTCCGGCGCCAGGTTCTCGATGTTGTCCATCGGATTGATCAGGAAGAACCCGAAATTGAACGGGTCGGCCACAGGGGCCCTGCTGATCGGGTCCTGCTTGGCGACGAATCGCATGTACGTCCAGTGGCGTTTGGATGGCGGGTTGAAGTCGGTGTAGGTCTTGAGGTCGAGGGTCTTGGTCTTTTGCGCCAGGCGGGTTATGGCCAGCAGCATCGAACCGTAGGGGATCTGCGACGCCTCGTTGAAGTAAATGGTCGCGAACTCCTGGCCCAGTACCTTCTCGGTCCGTTCCTTGTCGTCCAGACCGCCGAACCATATCTCGGATTCATTGGGCAGCTTGAGATACCAGTCGGTCTTATTGAGCATGGTGGACAGCGGTGGGAACTCGGGGAAGCACAATTCCAGGACCTTGGGCAACGTATCGTAGATGATCGAGGCCTTGATGCTATTGAACCGGAAACGGAATATGGCGTGGCGGCTCCTGGGCGCCTTGACGGCCCGCATCAGCACGGCGCGCACCAATAGCAGCGTTTTGCCAGATCTGCTGCCTCCCCCCAGCGCCACGTGCGTGGCGGCGCTGGTAAGCACCTGCATGCCCTTCTGCTGGGCAGAGGTGATCTTAAAGTTTGGCATCGTCCTCGCTCATGATCACATTGATGACCCCGGCGCCGGCGTGGGCCAGCCCATTGTAGGAGCCGCCCATCTTACCGAGCTCACGCAACGCTGTCTCCCGCGGCGAGAATTTGATCTTGGTGATTATGTCACCATCGGCGTTGGTGGTGACCTCCAGGCTGGCGATGGCATACCGCACGTCCTCAGGCATCTCGCTCAGGGGAAGGATGCGGCCCCGCTCATCGAACGCCTGGGAATAGTCCGCGTGAGCGATCTTGGCGAACCCATCCACAATGTGCTCGTGTTTCGACGCGTAGCGATCCAGCATCGGTTCGGCGATCTCGGTCATCCGCAACTGAATGCGCGCCAGGTTGTACTTGCGCGAGGCGTTGCCGGCGTCCCGGGAAAATCCCGCCGCCTCATACGACTCCAGGACGGTCCGCTCCGGGTGAGCCACAAGCTCATGGCAGAACCGCTCCTCCCGTCTGTCCTTCAACGCACCCATTTCTGTTCCTCCTTGTTCCGCATCATACCACGCAAAAGTCCTTAGAAGTCCTTAGAATGCCGGACCCTTTAAGTACCCCTCAAACCCGCGCCGTTGCTGGGTTTCAGTCCAAAAGTCCTCAGGTCCTTAGATTTCCCCAAAACTCCGTGGCAGAAAATCTCCACATCCTGTATCTCTATCTCTGTATCTCTGTATCTCATGACGTTTTACCACAATGGATTTAAAAGTTAAGGACTTAAGGACTTTTAGGCTGAAACCCGCGCCGTTACTGGGTTTCACTGGTACTTAAAGGGTCCGGCATTCTAAGGACTTCTAAGGACTAACCATGCCACAAGTGCCCATTTAGGCGCCCAAAGATAGAACCAGAGCCTTGGCATGATGTCTATCGCCTCTTCGAGATACGCTGACGCGTGATGTATCTTCCGCCAAACGGTTGGCGCCTGCTCTATCTTTCGCTGTATCTCACCACACTCAACGAGATAGGCATCTATCTGCCCTCTAACCACTTCCCAATTTTTAAACACACCATCTTTTTTCATCACTTGTCTCCCATTTTGAACCAGACCACATAGCAGAAAATCACGAATGCGGTCACAAGTAGTTTGTCATCAAGATTCATCTTCCTGCTCCTGTGGTGGCTCGACAGCGTTCATGTGTCTCGGTTTGCCAGCATGGGAGTATCCAACCCGCTTAAGCACAGTCTCTACATTGGAAACCCTATCTGCTGTCGTCCAGTACGCCTTCCTGCCTTGCCACCATACAATATCGCCTTTTGTGACTTTGACGGAATTTTCATCTTCTTTAACGTATATTGCGCAAAGCTCTCCAGATCCTGGCTCTCTGGTATTTATCCAAACCTTTCCATCAAATCTTCCAATGTCGCAAACAACTCCTCCTACGCTCATTCTTCCTGCTCCAGTGTTTTCCAAAGTCGTATATCTGGCCCGCCATCGCTACAGGTTTTTGTGACTTCTGTCTTGTGCTTTCTGATAGCCTCCCGCAGCGCATCGAGCTGTGCTTTTTGCTCAAGAACCTTACGCTCAAGGCTATCGGTGTACTTCACATGGTCAATGACTTTACGGCCTTCTAGTGGCGAAAGCTCCTCCCGCAGCGCCTTGTTTTCGGCTGCGTCACGAATCGCCTCAAGGTAAGCTATATATTCCTTCAAACTGCGAGTGG